TTTTTTTTAAACATTTCCTTGATAAGTTGTCTCTTTTTGCGCTTCATATAACCTGCGACTACTTCAGCGTTGCAATTTTTACATCTTGATTGTCGTCTATGGTCATCCATTTTACTTTTATATCTTTGGTAAAAATTAGCCAAAAGCTTTACCTTAAAACAATTTGAACATTTTTGTCTTATTTTTATACAAAGAAGTCCATTATATGTAAAATATTTGGACCCCTTATAATATCTTTTCATCGCTTCACCTCACTCTTTTAACCAGGGTATGGAAATCAATTACATCAGCGGCGTGATTCTTGTCCGATCCAACACCTATAGTTTCGGCTAATTCAATAAATCCCTCGACCACTTCTGAATCAATCCAATCCATAAAATATGAACGGTAACCAATGGGGTCAGTATTTTTAAATACGTCTGATGGTTGATAATTAAAACCACATATTTTAACTTCATTGTTTACTTCATCTAAATATTCATCAAATAACTTTTCAGCTCTATAAGTTTCCATCACTTCACCTCATTTGTACGTTGACTCAACCCTTAAGCGTTGAATCAATACAGCTTCTTGATTGTTTATGACCTTAATAGCTTCGGCTATAGCGTTAATAGTGTCACGGTCGGCATTAGCTACCTCAATGATAAGCGCCTTTTCACCTTGACCGTTCCAATAGCCGTAGGCTTCATAGAGTGTAAAACCCAAATATGCTGAAACCATTAACGCTATGATCGAGCGTTTATTTTTGTTCTCAGTTAATATTCTAAACAACATTACTCATCCTCTAACTTATATAAAGTTACGTAAACTTGGAATTGACCGATCCCTGTAAGTCCGGCATATAATTTAGGGTGTTTAGTTAAAAGTTCTGCGACCTTATCAGTTAACTCTTCTTTACCTAAACATCCGTGAATTGCACTCCCTTCCCCTGTGAAGCTATCCACAAAAAAAGTATCAACCTCTACAAACCTGTCAGGGACTTCATACTCAATGATATTTTTGGCTCGAAATACATCCTCTGGCCAAGTAACTTCAATTAAAAGTCCATCATAATATTCTTTAGAATTAGTCTCTAATATGTCTTCTAATCCGCCCATTATTCCCTCTCTTTCAGTATCACTGTACTGTTAAAGTTAATTTTTCCGCCATCAGCCGCTTCCACAAAGCCGCCTTTAATGCCAGCATTGACCCAATCCCGAAATAAACCGTCATACTGTTGGGAGTCAATTTTAGGCAATACATCTTGAGGGCAATAGTTTACCGTTCCAACTTTAATGTGCCCGATAGTATCGTGCAAATATTGATGGAATATATCGTCTATGTTATGGACTACAACGTCCTGGGTTTTTTTAACTATCTTCATGACTTCACCTCTTTTAAACGCTCTTCACATATCTTTAAAAGGATATAGGCATCTTTAATGGCGTCTACTGGATCAGCCTCATCAGTTTTTCTAATCCAACTCGCTAAGAGATAGGATGTACTCATATCTTTTAAAACAGCTTCTCGTAGTGTCCCAAACTCTCTCTCACCTTCCATCGTGTCTGATTTAAATTTCTTCATATCTACCTCTTTTTAATTAATTGCTCATTGCAACGTAAAGATTCAATTGGTGATTCACAATTCGCTTATAATGGTTATTAAGCCCACCCCAAAGTTGTTCGTATTCTTGTCTCAATGCCTTGGCTTGGGCTTGCTTAACTTCGTTTCTGTGAACTTTACACCCAATTTCAACTAGCCTGTCTGTTGCGTTTTGCATCTCTTTAATTGTCATTGTATCTATTTTACTTTTCATCTTTACTACCTCACTCTGTTACAACACCTCCGTGGTGTATGCCTATTAATGATGCAATGTATGTGCCAATGAATTGTGAGCTTGGTAGCACACGATTGTGTGTATAAATAATAGGCACTGTAACAATTAATGGCCAATTAAGTATGAGCTTTTTGATCTATAAATAAAGCGTGTGCTAACTTAAGTGAGTGGTACGCAAACGATATCCTAGTGCAAGGCAGATCGCTAAAAACCCCAGGAAATATACCGAAGCTGATAAGAGGCGGATACTTAAACTAGTTCTTAATAGACTACCGGATAAGGAAAGTTTAAGGGAGGCTATTGGGAAGCTCGGTCCCCATGAGTCAACGATCCACAACTGGATAAACTCACTAGGAATGTCTCAAGAATACGCCCGCGTCCGCGAACTCCGCGCCGATTCACAATTCGAGTATATGATCCGTATTGCATACAAAGCTGCAAGGGGTGAGATTGACGCCTATTCCGCCCGTGTATCAACCGACATACTTAAGTGGGTGATGGGGCGTCAAGCCCGACATAAGTACGGTGAGAAGACCCAAGTAGAGGTCAATGTGCAAGGCAACGCCCAGCTCATTGAGTTTGTAAAAAAGTTGAGTGCCGCTAGTCCACGTCCAGAACCTATTGATATCACCGATGCTGAAGTGATCGAACCCGCTCAGATTGTTGATAAGACAGGCACAAAACGGCAGAAGAGTGGCAGTGATGGGGCGTAAGTGTATGATATTATTGAGGATGACACCTTCTAGCATAGAAGGAAACGCATGGACTAGCCAGGGCGCGGAGCGAAAAAATAAATGCTTTATCGGTGAAACGAAAATCACCGTAACCGAAAAAGGGCTTTGACGAAGGGGGGGGCCTTTGACGATATGGATGTTCTAGTCTATCGGTATAGGATTTATAATTTTTTTTATTTTTTTCAAAAACTAGGAGGTAATAATGATGAGTAAACCAGAGCATATGTTTGATGAGTTAGGCAAGTGCCTGATTTGTGGCAGGGATTACAAGGCTGAGTTCACGGATGAGTGTAATCTTTATCCAGAGATTAGTGAAGAGATACTTATTGAGGTTAGGCGTTTGCAGAAAATGATAAGTGAACTTCGATAACGGGCTATGTCCTTATTGCAGAGCGGTGTTGGACGTGAGGGGTTGGTGTTTTTCGTGCAAGCTTTATCCCTATGATGAGCCAAAGAATGCGGCATGACAATGCCGGCAATGCCGGTCTATTATTTTATGACCAGGAATCCTGGGAACAATTATGACTAAACCAGCCAACAAAGAACTTGATCGTGCTTTCACAGAGCTTTCTTCTGATCTCCCGTTCTTTTCTAAGAATTGTTTAAAGATTAGGACTGTAGATGCTCGTATTGCTCCATTTATATTTAATAGGGAGCAAATATTTCTTCATACCAGATTAGAGGCACAGAAGAAGCGTAAAGGCATGGTGAGGGCTATAATTTTGAAAGGGCGGCAACAGGGCATTTCTACGTATGTCGCTGCCAGATTCTATCAACAACTAAATTTTAAGGAAGCGATGAGGGTATATATTCTGGCTCATGAACTCAAAGCTTCTGACAATTTATTTGATATTGTGGATCGGTATCACAAGCACACACCTGTGGCCGTAAAGCACGAATTGGAGACATCTAATGCCAAGGAGCTTTTATTTAGGGGTATGGACTCTGGTTACACGGTGGGGACGGCGGGTTCTAAAGGGACGGGGAGAAGTGCGACGACGCAATTATTTCATGGTTCGGAGATCGGCTACTGGCCCAACGCTCAGGAGCATGCTGCGGGTATTATGCAAACGGTTCATCGTGTTGCTGGAACTGAGATCATTTTAGAATCTACGGCTAATGGTGTGGGCAACATGTTTCACAAGATGGTGATGAATGCGATACGGGGAGTGGGCGACTATGAATTTATATTTATTCCTTGGTATTGGCATGAAGAGTATCGGATTACACCTCCAAAGGATTTTTCTCTGACGAGTGAAGAGAAGGAATATAAAACTACATATAAATTAAATAACGCGCAGATGTACTGGCGTAGGCTTAAAAATATTGATCTTGGGGATGAGTGGTTATTTAAGAGAGAATATCCTGCCAATGTAAATGAGGCATTTGAAACAAGTGCGGAGGATGTTTTTATTCCTTCGTCTTTGGTGTTGAAGGCGAGAAGGCAGGAGAGTTTTTTTCATAAAGGTCCCCTTTTATTTGGGATAGATCCCGCTCGTTTTGGCGATAATGATACGGGATTTATTCACAGAATTGGCAGAGAAGTGACAAAGCTTAAAAAGTTTAGTCAAAAAGATGAGATGGAGTTGGCAGGTTTGATTGCGCTTGAGATTAATGAGTATCATCCTTTCAGGGTTTTTATTGATGTGGTCAACATTGGCAGTGGGGTGATAGATCGCCTTCGTGAGTTAGGCTATGGAAGGTTGATCTGTGCGGTTAATGGGGCTGAGAATGCGATAAAAAAAGAGAGATATGTCAATAAGAGAGCTGAGATGTGGGGGGAGATGAAGTTGTGGTTAAAGGATGGGCCGGTAAGGATTCCTGATTCTGATGAATTGATGTCTGATTTGATATCGCCCAAGCGTTCATATGATTCTAATTCCAGGTTAAAGATTGAGAGCAAAGTAGATATGAGAGGGAGGGGGGTGCCTTCTCCTGATTTAGGGGATGCGATGGCGATGACGTTTGCCGAGCCTGTGGCTTATGATTCTGTGCGGCAAAATGTGGGGGCGCAGAGGATGTTTCAGGCGGCGACAGATTGGCAGCCTTTCTAGCGGTGTTGGGGATGAGTTTTTTGTATTCATCCCTAAAATGCTTTATCGTTATTCATTGAAGAAGGGCACATCATACAACCTTACACGCCTTATATCTAATTAAGGAAGAATAAATGGGTCAAACAAGTGAAATTAAATTAGCAATAAACAGAGCAATACGTTCAGAAGAGAAATTTTGCGATTTAGGAAGTTCTTTTGCTTTAACAGATGATTCTAGTGGGACACGCCAAAGGATTGTTATTAGAAATGGCTCAACAAACATAATAAAAATAGAACGAATTTTAGCTGTGGGTGTGGAGGCTGCAAATTATAGATTGGAAATATTTACCAATCCCGTAGAAAGTGGCGGAACCATTTTATCAACTTTTAATAGGCGTGCGGGAAATCTCAATACTTCTACAGTTACAGTTATCAGAAATCCAACAGTTACCAATGATGGAAATTTGATCTACAGAAATGATTTCCCCGAATTAAGAGCACATGAACTCATAATTCCTTTATCTATACAAATTGCACCTTTGCAAAAAATACTTATTTCTCTTAAGGCGATAACTTTGAATGCTTTTGCCCATTGGCACATGAATGAATCTGGTGGCACAAATGTCCCTGATTCTTCAGGAAACTTGAGAGACGGCACAACCCAGAACATGGAAGACAGTGATTGGAGTCCAGCAAAGCTTAATAACGGCCTAACTTTTGATGGAGTAGATGAATTTGTAGATTTTGGAAACATAGCTGGATTTGAAAGAACCGATCCGTTTTCTGCTGAAATTTGGTTTAAAACAGTAGGAAGTTCTTTTCCAATGATAATTTATTCTAAACGTGAAAGCACTGGCAATAAAACAGGTTGGGCAATAAGACATGTTTCAGATGATGATAAATTTGTTGTATTTCTTACCAATACTGGCGGCACCAATGAAATACAGGTAAGACATGATTATACCTCAAACGAATTTCACGACGGCAATCCACATCATTTAATAATGACATATGATGGCAGTAGTTTAGCTTCTGGCATAAAATTACATCTTGATAAAATTTCTAAAACATTGGTTACAGAAGTTGATAATCTGACCGGTTCTATACTTAATTCTGAGACACTTAAAATAGGAAAAGAGGGTTCTACTAGATTTTATAATGGCCAATTCGATGAAGGTGTACTTTATGACAAAGAATTGAGTGCCGCCGAAGTCGCCTTTAGATTCAACAATGGAAATGGTACAGAAAAATTATTTTCTGATTCTAATATGACTATTTGGTGGGTTGAAGAAAAATTAATATAGGAGTCACACTGAGGAGACGAATATGGGACAAACAGTAGATATTACATTAGCAATAGAAGCTATTACTGAGACGATAGATGCGGTAGCGAGTGCTACGGCTAAGGGTGTTCCTTTTTTAGCTGTTAGAGATGATACGCTTACTACACTGACTCCGGCAGATGGAGATTGGGTTCCTGTCAGAGTCAATGATAAAGGGGCCGTTCATGTGACCGGTGGTGGTGGGGGCTCACAGTTTGCTGAAGATTCGGTTCATGCGACCACCGACCTTGGAAACTTAATATTGGCTGTACGTTCTGATGTCGCCGCTTCTACTGCGGGATCAGATGGCGATTACACAGGTTTTCTCACGGATGCCAATGGAAGGTTGCACGTTTTAGATCAAAATTCTTTAGCTATTAAGACAGCCCTTGAGTTGATAGACAATGCCATAGCGGGTTCTGAGATGCAGGTAGATGTGGTGACGCTTCCTGGAACCGTACAAGCGGATATAGGTGCCATTAAGACGGCTGTGCAATTAATTGATAACGCTATTAGTGGCTCGGAGATGCAAGTAGACGTTCTCACATTACCTGCGTTAGCGACGGGCACGAATGAAATTGGTAATGTGAAAAACGCAGGGACGTTTGCTGTGCAAGAGGGAAATTCAGCCGCGATGTTAACTGCGTTGCAGATCATGGACGATTGGGATGAGACTAATCGCGCGGCAGTAAATTTGATTTCAGGGCAAGTGGGTGTTGTGGGTGGCACGGGCGTGGATGCGGCTAATGTGCTGCGGGTATCTTTGGCCACAGACATTGCGCTTCCTGCCGGTACGAATACGATTGGGAAGTTAGCAGCTAACGACGGCGTTGATGTTGGAGATGTCTCCGTTAATTCACTCCCAGGTACCGTGGCTTCTGATATTACTGCCATAAAAACTGCAACACAACTTATTGACAACGCAATCTCAGGTTCCGAAATGCAAACAGATGTTATAACCCAACCTGCCAGAGACAGGGCCACAGATAATGTAGGCGTAGCCCTTCAAACAGATGTGCTCATGGCTGATACGACGGTGCTGACGCCCAAGTTTGCGGTGATTAATGCGTCGACATCGGGAGACAATACGTTGGTGGCGGCGGTGTCGGCTAAAAAGATTCGTGTACTTTCATATGTCATATTTGCAGGTGCAGCAACGACGGTTAGGTTTGAGAGTGGTGCAGCGGGTACGGCCTTGACCGGCCAGATGGAAGTGGCGGCTAACGGAGGAGCTTCTGTTCCCTTTAGTCCAGTTGGGCATTTTGAGACAGCCGTAAACACACTTCTTAATTTGGAACTCAGTGCAGGCAATAATTTAGATGGCCACTTGGTTTATGTTGAAGTTTAAATAAAAAAATAAGGGTCAATGACCCAAGGAGGAAATAATGGCAAATCCAGATTCTCAATTAAGAAAAGCAGTCGCAGCGGGTGTTGGAGATGGAATAGAGACGGCCTTGACCGCAGCCACAGCAGACGCTCCTGCTGGGGGATCAGGTGCTACAGGCGGGGCATATGATACATCGGGAAACCGTGACACTATGATTGCGCTGGTTAATAATAATAAAACCAGAATTGGTGAAATTGAAGCTGCACTTGAGAAACTTGGTGTCTTAAAGAATTAAATAAAGGATAAGCTTTAATGGCACTTCATAAATTTCTTGTAGATGCTTTAGGTATCGCCACTTTAGGTCCGCTTTTTGGTTTTAAAGGTATAAGAAAAGGTGTGAGAAGTTTGCTATTAGGATCAGAACCAGAACCCAATCCATTCTTAGAAGAAATATCAAAAAAGCAAGCTGAGCAGGAAAGATCTGTTGAGGTAGAAAGAAAGCGTTTAAAAGAAAGGGAATCTTCCCGTATCAGGGCCAGAAGGCGTGCCCGAAAAGCTGGAGGTTTTGGGAGAAGATCTCTTTTATCAGGACTAGAGACAGGATTTTTACCCAGCGCCCAAGGTGGGCTTAGTAATACACTAGGATAAAGCGCGGGAAGCGCACAAAATAAAAAGGAGATAATAACATGCCACCGTCTCACACAGTAAGCGAGAGGAAAAAAAGATCAATACGTAGAAAATCAACACGGGCAAAAAGATTGTCTGTAAACAAAAGAACCGGAAAAAGAAAGAAAGGAAAAAAGAAATGATGGAAGTAACGAAAGAAACACTTACAAAAAGACTAGAGGATCTTAAAAGGACAAAGGTTGTTCATGAAACAACCCTACCGGTTGTGAGAGGAATGATAAGCGAATGTGAGCATTGGTTAGGTGTTTTGTCTGCGAAACCTGAAGAGAAGACAAAGGTGCAGGTGAAACCACAGGTGACACCTATTAAACCCGTGCCTGACAAAAAGAGCGCGTAAAGCGTCATGGCAAGACTCCCCGTTGAGACGGTCGTAAAAAGATATAAAAAAGCAGTGACCGATCGTGATTTAAACAGGGGTCTATTTGAAGATGTGTATGATTTGATTTTGCCTTACAGGAATACTTTTAGTCAAAAAGGTAGATCTTTTAATCGCCCCAACAAACAATTTGATTCTACAGCTATGATTGCACAGACTAACTTTGTAAACACAATGCAAAGTTCTTTTACGCCCCATTTTAGTCGTTGGGCAGAACTGAAAGCGGGCCCTGGCACACCACTAGAAAATCGCCAAGAACTGGATGAACAGTTGGAAGCACTCACAGAAAAACTTTTTGCTTTTATCCATGCCTCTAATTTTTCAACGGCCTCTGCTGAAATGTATACTGATTTAAATGTGGGCACCGGTGTTATGTTTATCTTGGAAGGCGATGAATCAAGACCGCTAAATTTTGTAGCTGTTCCGTTAAGTGAGATTGCTTTAGAAGAAGGAATTTTTGGAACGATAGAAGGTATTTATAGGACACACAAAGTACGCGGGAGAAATGTTAAAAATGTTTGGAAAAAGGCTATAATTCCAGAAGATCTTGGGCAAATGATTAGAAAGCCAGATGAAGAGATTATATTTTGGGAAGCTGTTTATTGGGATGCAGAAAACCTTGTTTGGTATTACGACATTATTCATGAAAAGAGTAAGAAGAGAATTGTTGAGCAAGAGTTTAAAGAAGATTTTATTTTAACCCCCCGTTGGATGAAGGTGCCTGGCATTGCTTATGGCATTGGCCCTGCGCTTTTAGCACTCCCTGATATTAAAACAATCAATAAATTTAAGGAACTCATTTTAAAAAATGCTGCTCTCAATATTTTTGGGACTTATACCGTCACAAATGATGGGGTGGTTAATCCCAATACAGCCATGATTCGGCCTGCCGGTTTTCTTCCTGTGGCCAGAAATGCAGGCACTAATGGACCCTCCATAGCCGCACTTCCTCGTTCGGGTAATTTTGAAATGCAACAATTTATGGTTGAAGATTTAAAACAACAAATTAAAGAAATCATGATGGACAGAAAACTTCCTCCCGATGCGGGACCTGTCAAGTCTGCCACAGAAATCATGCAACGCATTAAAGATTTACAATCAAATATTGGGGCCGCCTATGGTCGTCTCATTTTTGAGTTTGTTTTACCTATGTTTAGAAGATGTATTGCTATATTGGCACGCAAAGGAAAGATTGAAATTCCCAAAGGTCTTGAACCTCGGTTGATTGATAATTTCTTTATTAAGGTTCAAGTGCTCTCTGCAGTAGCAAAAACGCAAAGCACGGAAGATGTTCAGAAGCTTGTTCAGACGTTACAAATTGTTCAATCCATTGATCCCACACTTATTCAAAGTTCATTTAAGGTGGGAGAGATTCCTCAGTGGGTAAGTGATAATTTGGGTTCACCTGCAAAATTATTGATGGATGAAGATGAAAGAATAGAAAAGGAAAAGGAAATAGAAGAGGCCAAGAGAGAACAAGGGCAGCTTCCTGGGGGTCCCAGGGCTCAGGCCGAACAGGCGCAAGCCGATATATTAGCCGGACAATCATAATGCACGATGAAAATTTAACAAATACTTTTGATGCCTTATCGAAGATGGAAGGATGGGATGCTTTTAAACAGTCTCCCGAAGAAGTCTCTAAAGAAGATTTAGAAAAGATAGCCAAGACCCAATTAGAATTTAATATTCATTTTGCCAAAACCTTTGAGACATTTTCTGGGCAAAAAGTATTGGAATATTTAGAAGAAAAATTGGAGGGGATGACGTTTGACCCCAGAGTATATCCTAATCCTATCTATATGGCGTTCTTTCGTGAAGGAGAGAACGCTCTTGTAAGAGATATAAAAGATCGAATCGCAAAAGCAAAGGAGAATAAATAATGACTGAAGAAGCAACAAATCAAGAAGAACCTCAAAAGGACGAAGCCCAAAAAGACAAGGGAACTGAACAAAATGAGAAAAGCACCCAGCCTCAAAAAACAATGCTAGATGTGGCTCCCAAAGAAGGAGATGAAACTGATGGTGAAGAAAAGCCCATCACTGAAAAGCCCGAAGATTTATCTGATAAATTTTGGGATGAAGAAAATAAAACCTTTAAGGGGAATTTGCTTTATAAAGAAAATAAGGAGTTTGAAAAGCGTATTAAAGGATTGCGTGAAAAGGTATCTAAAGGTTTATCCACGGGGGGTTAAAATAAAATCTTCTTTAAACTCTTGCTCAACAATTCTCTTCTTACTCTTTTCATGAATAATGTCGTAATACCAAACAAGGTTTTCTGCATCCCAATAAACAGCTTCCCAAAATATAATCTCTTCATCTGGCTT